GGGTGGCAATCAGTGCGTTGCGCCTTCCACAATGACCATGTAAAGTCTGCTCGTTTAAACATAGACAACGGTGGCTTTAGATGTTTTGCTTGCGACATGGCAGGCGATGTGTATTCACTCATTATGAAACGAGAAGGAGTTACCTATGGCGAGGCTCTCAAAATCGCAGAGAGAATTACTGGCGAAAGCAACGGAGAACTACGCAGGAAGCCTAGGCGAAGCGCTACCGTATCTAGCGAGTCGCGGTATAGCAGAGGAAACGGCTCGTATGTTCCGCCTCGGCTTCGTGGCGAATCCTGAAGCAGGGCATGAACCTTACCTTGGTAAGTTGGCTATCCCTTACTTGACTCCATCAGGTGTGATTGACATTCGTTTCCGTAGTTTAAACAATGACAGTGGACCGAAGTATCTATCAAGACCAGGAGCCAGCACCCACATTTACAATGTTCAGGCGCTCAATGATGATACAGATTTCCTTGTGATTTGCGAAGGTGAATTAGACACCATCATCGCCACACAAGTGGGCTTCTCTGCTGTGGGATTGCCTGGTGCTAACAACTGGAAACCGTTTTACTCCCGTGTCCTTGCTGACTGGGAAAAGATTATGTTGTTCTGCGATGGTGATAACGCAGGCAAAGAGATGGCTAAGACAATCACCCGTGAATTGGACAATGTATTCCCCGTGTTCATGCCCGATAACCAAGATGTAAACGATGTGTTCCTTGCTGAAGGAGCAGAGGGATTACGCAAACGAGTGGGTGTTTAATTGGAACCAATACGCCAAGTATACGGTGACGGTAAGCGTGAGAAAATCATGGCTGCCAAACTTGCTGAACTTTACCCGTGGAAGTTTTATACCACGCCTCGCTTTTATTTTACTGACTATCATGTAACTAAATTGCACGGCAATGACCGTGAGAACTATATCGGTGACATGGAAATCAAGTGGCTTAAGAGTGACAGTAGTAAACCTGCCATTTTTCCATTCAATAAGTTACAACAGATGCTAATTGCTCCACCATATACAGATGGGGTTGAGTGTTTCCATCGTATTTGTTTTAGATTTGCTGATGGGTTGTTGATTGTACCAGCCCGTGAACTAGGCAATATCGTACCCGTATTCCATACCCGTTGGGATACTAAAGAGCGCGACCTTGTTATCTTCGTAGATGCTGCAGAGTTTAAACACTACTGGGTTGATGAGATAGTTAACGAGGAGTAATCATGGATGAATTGGAACTCAGAGAACAGATAGCCCAAGACTTAGAAAATCAGGCTTTCATCTTTATGAAAAGTGATGAGTATAATTTTCACGATACAGCGTTGAGGTCTAAGACTTTGTTGTTAGCAGCAGAAATAGTTAGAGGTAGAGGTCCTTATGGATAGCCAAGATAAAGTTTGGGAAACTATCTACGGCGTTGCCCGTCAAGTGGCAACCCGTGCTAACCGCATGCACCGTGGGATTGTAACCACTGACGATGTGTACCAGCACTTGTCTTTGTGGGCGCTTGAACACTGGCACAAGGTGGAGCAGTGGACAGCAGAAGAAAGCCTGAAGTTTAAACTGCGTAAGACTTTCTATAACGAAGCGCAAAAGTATGTTGCCAAAGAGCGCTCGCATTTGTCACGCTCACCAATGAATGACAGTTTCTACTACACACATGAGGTGTTGCATGAACTGTTGCGTGATGTGTGGACTCATGAGGGGTGGACTGATACGCCTGACATGAGTAGTGAATACATTTCACGCAGTGCTAAACCTTCAGAAGGTGGCAATCGTGTGGCGCTACTGTCAGATGTAGCAGCAGGACTGGAGCGTTTAAACGAGAACGATAGGAACCTGTTGCGTATGCGCTATGCCGATGGTGGTATGGAGTTTGGTGCGCTTGCTGAATCATACGGTGCCACCGAAGAAGCAATGCGTAAGCGTGTCAAGCGTGCGCTAACTAAGTTGCAAGACAGGTTGGGTGGCGAAGCACCGCAGTGGCGTGGGCGTAGGCGTGTTCGCAGTAATGCAGAAGCAAGAGCAGAGATTAGAAACCAAGAGGAGCAAGAGTGATTTATTTTTGGCATTACTACAACAGATTAAAGTGTTTGTTTGGTGCCCACTTTTGGATTGGCACACTGGCAGGCGATAGCATTGACGACCCAGTTGAGTACTACTGGTGTATGACTTGCAACAAAGAACAGTTGAATGACCCATACAAGAAGGAGCAAGAATGATTATCGGATTGAGCGGTTATGCCCGCAGTGGTAAAGATACAGTTGCAGAGTTATTAGTATTGAACTATGAGTTTAAACGCAAGGCGTTCGCTGATGGCATAAGAGATGCGTTGACTGCTTTGAATCCTATCTTGCATGATGGTCACCGTTTAAATGAGATAGTTCAGATGTATGGGTGGGACATAGCCAAGGCTAAAGATGAAGTGCGCCGTTTGTTACAGGTCATGGGTACTGAAGTAGGTCGCAAGTTAATCCATGAAGATGTGTGGGTGTGGCGTTTGTTTAATCAGATTGACACTGATGAGCGCATTGTTATACCTGATGTACGCTTTCCTAACGAAGCCCGCATGATTAAAGAGCGAGGCGGAGAAGTGTGGCGTATAAACAGACACAACCACAGCGCAGTCAATGACCACATTAGTGAGCGTGCCATGGATAACTATATGTTTGACCGTGTTGTATACAACGATGGCACCCTTGATGATTTGTCTGACGAAGTATTTATGTTGGTGAGGCATGCGTTTAAACTGTGACAGAAGATGAGTTCTTTGAAAGATTTAACCTTCTTCACAATGCGTTCGTACAAAAGTTTGTACAGAAGATTGAGTACTCAAAGATTACAGAGAAAGATGAGTGGTCTAAAGGTTTAAACACTGGTCTTGACTGGGCTATCCGTATTATTACTGGCGATAAATCTGCTTCTTAAATAGAAGAACGCCCGCAATCTGTGACTGGATACAGACCTGACGAAAGGAGTTTTGCGGGCGTTCTCTGTTCTTAGTGTAACCTATCGTTGCGTTTCCTTCAAGTGCGGGTCGGTTAGTCCCCACTTACGCCGTCTGCGTTCTCTATCACGCATCACTGGTGTCATGCCACCCCAAATACCGTAGCGCTCATGGACTAGTCCCCATTCAGCGCATGCTTCTAGTACTGGACAGCCACCGCATACTCGCTCGCGGATGTAGCGTTCCTCCTCGGGAGTAAACTTATCCGTGAGCGGGTAAAACACCTCGGTTGGTACACCAAAACACTTGGCTCCATCAAAGTTACGGGCGTTGTATACCAGCGTGTAGTACACACGATTGTTTAAATCTAACGCCTTGCGTACTCTATGAAATTTTGGTCGTGTTTGCGTAGCCTGTTGCATTTAGATACTCCATAACTGAGGCGACCAGTATCTCAACGCGTACTGGTTTAGTGATTACTGGTTCAGTGGGTACCTCTGCGTTGTAGGTAAGACCACTGAGGATAAGGTGCTTGCGCAATCCTTGTGTTAGTTCTTGGTATTCATTCATTAGTACCATCCCCTTGATAGGTTTGAGCCGAGAGCCTTGCAGATATTGCCACCGTATTTTCTTTGAATGTATGCAAGCCCTGCCTCCACTTGTACGAAGCCGTTGTCTGTGCGTTTAAACCCAACTAACTTCCATGTACTCGGCATGAACTGTGCAATTCCATACGCGCCTGACTTACGATTGAGTGAGCGTGGATTCCAGTTACTCTCCCGCATCCATAGCGTGTATAGGCATGACCATTGCTCCAACTTGCCCATTTGTGCGAGCATGTCTACTGCGTAGCGTTGGTATTCATTCTCGTAGAAGGCGACCACAGTGCCAGCGATGTGTCCGTTACGAGTGAGGTTTTCTACTGGCACATGTTCTTTATCAAAGAACCTGTCGTCTATTGCTACCGATGCGGTAACAATGAGGAAGATGGCGACTAATCGTTTAAACATTATGCGACCTGTTCTTCCTTGGCGCTAATGTTTCTGATAAGTGTGAGTAGATATTCAGGGATGTCGGTGTCGTACCCCTCATCATCTGACTTACCAACCAGCACGATGTTGCCTACTAGGTGAGGCGTGTTGCCGAATAAGAATGAGATTGCGCTACCCAGTGGATTAAGTGGCGAGCCTTTGAGCAAGCCTTCATCATCTACATAGGCGCATCCAACTTCTACCCCGTTGTAATCGTACAACCGCACCGCATCAATGATTCCATTGACAGATGTTTGGTAGTCAAGGAGTTGTTTAAACACCTTCTCCTCATGTGTACCATCGGGTTTGATGACTACACCTTTGGCTGATTTACTCATGTTCTCCCTCCATTTCTTCCTCGTCTAAGGATTTCATTAGGTCGTTGATGCTTGGTGCTTTGATGTCGTCATCACAGATTGCTCCGTGAGGTACGAGCGTGTTAGAGATAGTGCCACCGCATGCGCCACATTTGCTCATGAGTTTAGCCCTTCCATCATGTCGTTTAGTTCTGCGTAGGATAACTTACTGCTAATCCATTTGCAACCATCTTTAGTTGTTGCGTTCTCAAGTCCAGCAATATGTACCCAATCACGGTATGGCTTGGCTCCGTTGTATGCCTTCATAAATAGGCGTGCTGATAGATACAACGGGTAATCATTGTTAATCCACAGCGCACAGTTCCAAGTTTCGTAGTTTTTCCAGCCTTCGTACATAGTTTAAACACCTACTCTTTCAATCTTGTTGACTTGGATTACTGACTGAGATTGAAGGCGTAACACAATGTAATCACGCATGCTTGCTTCATCCATTGGTTCGCTTCCAGCGTATTCATCTGTAACCGTAATTTCAAATTTATATTCAGTCATGTTTAAACACCAGCACTTTCTTCTAGTTTGCGTAGTTGTTCACGGATTCTTGCTAAGCGTTCTGCTTTTGTTGGGTGATTGCGCAAGCCAAGTTTGGCGCACTCCTCACGATAGAGAGTTACATATTCCTCTCGGTAGCGTTCCACGAGTTTGCTCTTTGCTCTGCTCTGAGCCAGTGCGTGGGGCGGTCTTTGCCTCGGTGTCTTTGTGTCGCTCATTAGAATGGGCGCTCCACCATGTTGTTCATCTGCTTACGCATGTCGCTGATGCGACTGCGTAGGTATGAGTTCTGCTGTTCAAGTCGTGCATTGGCACGAGCAAGGCAGAAGATTAGAATGAGCGAGGCAAGTAGCCCCAAGGTTACTGCGATTACATCTGTTACTAGCATGTCTTTCCTTTCGTAGGTGTGGCGTTGTTGCCACTATCAAATAATTACATAGACATATTTTAAAGTCAAGGATTTTTGCCTGGAATTTAAAATTATTTTTTTGTTTAAACTTTTGGAACAACATCTTCCAGGTCTGGTCATAGTTCTGTTTAAACAGAGGTGTATATACAATGTGGCTACAATGTGCGCACAAAAAAACCCCCGCCGCAACGAGGGTTCTTTTGGTTTAAACAACTAGAAGGCTAGTTCCTCCTGCTTGTCCCAGTATCTGTCCCACTGAGAGTCACGATAGTTCCAGTTTCCTGAGTAGCGTGTAGGCTTGAAGGTTTCGTACTCAATGATAGCGCCATCGCGTACCTTGAAGTACTCGCCCTCTGATGCTGAGTATTTCCAATCTAGTTCTGAGTCAAGCATCACGCATGCGTTCTCAATGGTGTCCTCTGTTGAGCCGTAGACCAATGAGCCTGTGTTGGTTTGTCCAATCCATAGCGGTGATGAATTGACACGCGCTAGGTGTAGCGTGCGTGCATCATCTTGCTCAATCCATGCAAGCGCTGCAGTACCTCGCATCTGTGGCAGTACTTGCCATGGTTTTGCCTTGCTGAAGGCAAGCAGTGCGGTGACTGCCTCGCTGTCAACTTGTGCGACGCGTGGGATGTTGAGCAGTTTAAACAACTCGCTGTCATTACTGACATGTCCGTTGTGAGTTAGCACGATACGCCCGCGAGGAATTGGGTGGTTGTTGTGGTTGTTTGTGGGCGAGCCTTGTGTAGCCCACCGCGTGTGCAAGATAGCGGTGTTAGCGCCAGCGCATAGGTGTTGTCCGCTACGCTTGATGAAATCGGTGGCGGATAGGGGAGCCTTGCGGATTACGCGCCTGCCGTTGGTTGGGTTGATATACGCCACGCCTGTTGCATGGTAGCCACGATGCTCAATATCAAGGAGCATCTGCCCTGCTAGGTCGGCGGTGCTGACACGCTTAGCGTGCTTTGGGTCTAGGCAATAGCCTGCGATTCCACACATTACTTTGTTCTCCAGTCTGTTAGTTTGTTGAGTGGTAAGTATACCATGTTAGATACACCCGTTGCAATCAGAGCGCAAGCAGTCGCCACATGTAACCATGTTTAAACTGTAATCGTCTGACCATACACATGTTGGTTGATGCGGGTCGTAGAATGATTCGCCACAGTTTAAACACTCGTTGTTCTTTCCGTGGCGTTCGTTAGTACTCATGAGTTGCGCACCTTGTACAGCGCCCACACTAGGAGCGCAACCAATACCAGCGCCGAGCCGTTGATGTATTCCATGATTATGCCTCACTATCTTCTGAGAGCGCATCCTCAAGGAGCGCGATGACTTTAAGTTGGTCTGCCTCGTTTAAACCTTGACCCGCTTTCCACCGTGCGGATGATGGGGTCAAGATTTCAAGTGCTTCCGTGATGTATTTCGTTTGCGGTAACACCGTATTTCCTTTCGTCAGTTTAAACAGTGACACCGATTTGGTATCACTAGCGCCCGCCGTGGG